CAAAACTGGAAAGAATTTGGCTGGATTTCTATCATATTTTGGCATAATTAAGGATGATTTAAATAGAGTTGATATAATTGAAAATTATACTAAATTTGTTTTGCCTAGACCACAAGACGCTGAATTACTGGTGGAGATTGGAGTATCACTTTTTACTGATGATGTTAATGATATAATGACATGGTTTAGAGGTAAATATAGAATATTAAGTGATGGAGAATATCGTTCAATGAATTATAAAGAAATTGCAAGAAAAGCCAAACAATTTTTGCCTATGTTTAAGAGACTTCAAGAAATAGGATGTGATCGCCAATGTTTTTCCGAAAATTTGAACAGAGTCAAAATTCCGGTTGAGGGATATTTTCCTCACACTTATGTTAAAACTAGTGATTTTGAATTTGGAATGATGTCTGAATGTGGTGTCTTGATATTTTATGAAATTAATCCTAATTCTTCTCCCATAGATATTGGTGAACATTCTATTTCTGATGCTAATGATACAGTGTTATTAACTAGCCAAATAGAAGCTTTTACTCGTGTAATTAGAAGACATCAACAATATAAATATACTGGCTTTGTACCGTTAAACAAATTGGAAAAGGAAAGAATTTCTTTTGAGTTCACAAATTTTGGTGAAGTGGTAAAATTAGTTGTACCACTCCTCTCTCTCGTAATAAATCCTACGGTATTTGTTGGCTTAACTATGACTATGTTTAATAGTGTAGAAGAAGAACTCTTCGATGAGAGAGCTAAACGTAAACCAGCCCATAACGATTACGGTAGTAATAGCAGTTCTTTCGATAAAAAGGACAATTCTCAACATAACCAGGTCAATATTAAAACTCAAAAAGAAAGAGCTAGAAGACAAATGGCACAAAAATCTAATGCCTCTATTGATTCTTCTGGAAAACGAAAAGATCAACAACCTCAGAATCATATAAATATAAAACAAGAATGTTCCGATAGAATGTATAAAGTTGTTCGCGGTAGGGGTTGTGGTATATTATTGGATGATGAAGTGTATTATTGGAAAAGTGTTAATAAATCATGGTTAGGTGTTAAAACTACAAAAGATGGTTGGACTATTACGCACGACAGTGTTTTTATACAAAAAGTTAATGTTAGATCAATCTGTGGTATATCTTACAAAGGGAT